ATTGACGGTTTCCCCATCCCCATGGGATTCGAGGAAAGTATCGGAAAGATGCACGTTGCATTCATCAACGACCAAGCGAATCAGCGATGCTACCTAGAGAAGCCTCTATTCATTTTGTATGACGGTAACGTAAATGACTTGATCGCCTTTGACGGTGTATTGGTCGCTATCGGCAAGAAGTATACCGAAGAAGGAAACAGCGATTTCAAAAACGTAGTGATCGTGGCCCATGGCTTTAGCGAAAGCGTGTTGAACACACTAATGTTCAACTTCTCTAACCCTCTAACTATGAACGTGCTGCCAATGATTACGCCCATGCAGCAATTCTTGAACAGTCAGACACACTTTCTACACGATCTAGCCGCCTTTACTGGCGCAAAAGTATTTGGCCTAAAAGACCAAGTAAGCAATGCTACTTTAGCAGATATGGGACGTGGAATGGAAAGCTTTGAAGCTTATCGTTTCCGTTCTACCGTAGTAGGTGATCCTGATCCTGTGAACATTGAAGTGCGAGCAGAGCAGCTAAAAACTCAGATGAATAGTGCCGAGAGCCAAGCTGAAAAGATGATGCTTGAAGAACGTATTGGTAAAATCACTAACGGTATTGCTAAGCTCACTATCTTTGGTGGATCGAACGGAGAACTTAAAGAAGCTCACGATCGTTGCGAAGACGCTGTATGCGCCGTTCGTTCTGCTATCAGCCACGGCGCCGTGCCTGGTGGTTGCCGTGTAGCAATTGATATGGCTTTCAAATTGGCCCAAGAGCTAGATGAAGGCGATCCTGCGCGAGAAGTGCTGATCCCTGCCCTACTCAGTTTGCCACATAAGCTGCTTGAGAACGCCGGTTACAACAAAGAAGAAATCGCAGGCGTTATGGATCACCTGGTCAATGACGAATCTGTTGTGTATGACATTGAAAACGAAGCATATGGCAAGGCAGAAGACCTTGGCCTATTCGATGCTACCAAGGCAGTCTCTGAATCGCTCAGCAACGCTGTAAGTATTTCATGCGTGCTCGGAACCATGGGTGGCATCGTATGTCATCCTCGCGACGACGTATTTGAACGTACTGAAGCCAGAGCAGATGCAGACTTCGGTAGAGCTGTAGATAATCCAGAAGATTTTGTGAATGAGGCCAATCTTAGACCTTGAGTTTAAAGGTAAATCCTTAATAAATGGGAAAAATTATAGTATGAAAAAAGTACAATTGAGACAAACGGCCACCGTAAGCCTACATACAACTTATGCTAGGAGTATGGGTGGAAACAAAATTAAGCATTACACTATAGGTCTAGCTAGTTCCCTTATAGGAATGTTTACTGGCGAAAAACCTGATACATTGCAATGTGTAAAAGAAGAAATAGAACTTGAAGAGGGAGAAAAAGTAGAGATTGAGCTTCTCGCTTCAGGATACGATCTAGCAAAAGATAAAATGCGATCAGTAGGTGGCATGATGATTGTAGATGCTTCAGACGCTGTTTTAAAAGATTACCCAGAAATTCGCAAATCTTTAGAGCAAAGAAAAATTCAAGGCTGTTTGCATCAGTACAACGAGTGCTCAGATCCATGGAAAGCTAAATGGTTGACCCCTATTACTGGCTTTATCAACTATTGGACTATTGGCAAAATCAATTCGTTGCTATACAAATTTCAAAGCCCAAACCTACAAGACCTAAAAGACGGAATGGACAGGTTTGAGTATTTGAACGAAGTAAATAATATCAAATTGTTGCCCACACTTCCTATGTGGGGGATGGTTCGCAAAGTAACTCCCTGTCAGTATTTGACGGTAGCGTTTGAAGAAGATGAAGTAGAAGCTGCTACTGCTTCTCTAATCAACGATCTGAAAATTCTAAACGACAAAGAATTAATCATGGGCCACCTGGCATTGCCAAGCATGATCCTACTAGCAGATACCATCGGATCTGGTAAGAAAACGTGCGCCCTATTCTGCTTCTTATTCGTGGATATGGACAAGCTTATGAAGCTTACAAACGTAGATGGGCCTCTAAACATGCCCAAAAAGCCCCTTCGACTACTTGGAGTGAAAAACGAATGCTTTGAAGGAGAGATTAACTTCCTCAATGGCGTAGACCCAAGATCAAAGTATGAAATTGAAGAAGTGTTTGTTGTTGGCGGCATGAGTGCAGAAAAAGCTCATAAAGTTCAAGTAGATAACTACAATGAGACCGTTGGATTCGTAAACGAAGTAGCTAAAAAAGCTAGGGAAGACCTGCAAAAGATCAAAAAAGTTAGCAGCAATTCTGAGACGCGCGGTGGCCAAGTACATGTGAACGTAACTGTAGAAGGCGACCCTGAAGTTATAGCACGACTAAAGAAGAGTACAACGAACAACGATAATCTTTAGTGTTATCATGAACTTTAACTTCAAAACACTAACAGAAGCCGAAAAAGAGGAAATGGCTGGATACATGCTCCAGCCCCTCAGTTCGCCTCAAGAGCTGCGAGACTGGGTACTTACGTACCTAGGCCTTGACATGCCCTTTGGTCACGTTGACCCTGATAGTAACAGTAGCCCTGTAGAGGCTATGTGGGAAATCTACAATACGGTTAAAGAGAATACGGGTGAAGATAACCCTGGTTACATCATGCTTTCAGCTCGTGAAGGCTACAAGACCCTTTCTTCATCCATTCTTGAAACCCTGCTGATGATCCATTTCAAGCTGACCATCGCTCACATGGCGGCTATTAAGGAACAGTCTGCAAAGTCCATTTCGTACATCAACTATTTCTTCAGCAAGATCGAGCCTCTTCTGACCGTTGCTGGCTGGGTCAATACTAGCCAAAACAAGACTAAGGTTGAGTACCGATCTCCTGATGGCGACGATGTATACATTCAAGTAATCGTTGCCACCATGGCTGGCGCTAACTCATCTCACACGAACATCATGTTCATTGATGAGGTAGACGTAGTAAAAGATCCTGCTGCCTACGAAGAAGCCAAGCTCATTCCTGGTTACGACGGTCGCAATGGTCGCCATCCTATCACGGTAAAGCTCTCTACTCGTAAGTTCGCATTCGGACTCATGCAGAGAGAGATCGACGCTGCCCCCGAAGCAGGCGACAAAGTACTCCGCTGGAATATTATCGACGTAACAGAACGATGCCAGCCTAAGCGCCATAAGCCTGAGCTTCCTAGGGAAGATCGCTATGTAGCTAAAGCTCTCCCTCTTCGCCAGCTAAACGTAGAAGAATACGCAAATTTGCCCAGCGTAGAGCAGGATAAGTGGGAGCTAGTAAAGCAAGCGTATGAAGGCTGTAAGACTTGTAAACTCCTATCTGTATGTAAGACCAGGCTGGCTACTAGGCCAGAGAAAGACGTAAAAGGTCTCTATAAGCCTGTAGGTGCCGTTCTAAACACATTCCGTAAAACTGACCCTGATCGTGCTGAAGCCCAGCTTATGTGCTGGAAGCCTTCTGCGAAGGGCATGGTATACCCAAGATTTGAAAACGTTATCAACAATGGTAACGTAATTACCCTAGAGAAAGCCTGGCAAATCCTTGAAGGCGAAGCGCCTAAGAAAAGCAAGATCAGCGAGATCGATCTCATCTACAAGATGCAGACGCTTGGCATTCAGTTCTACGCAGGCGTAGACTGGGGTTATACACACGATTACGTAATCGTGATATTTGCTATGATCCCAAATGGAGAAGTTTGGATTGTTGATTGCTATTCGCAGTCAGGACTCGAATTCTCGGATTGCTTGGAAGTAGCAAAAACTTATCGTGACAAGTACAAGGTAGCGCGTTGGTATTGTGACCAAGCTATGCCTTCCCATATCAAGTCGTTCAACAAGAACCACATGAAGTCTCCAGAGTTCACCAAGGACGTAATTGGTGGAATCGAGGCCATTAGGTCCAAAATCTCTGATAGTTTGGGTAGACGCTACCTCAAGGTACTCAACACTGATCCTTGCCAAAAGGTCATATTCGCTTTCTTGAAACACCACTTCAAGCTAGACAACCAGGGCAATCCTACCTTGGAACCAGATGATACCCCAGGCGTATCCGACCAAGCAGACGCCATCCGATACGTTGGACAGAATCTATTTCCCGTTCGTGGCACTCAGAAGCCCATGGTTGAGGTGTTTGACGGTAAAGGTAATCCTATTGATCCAGATAGTCCTGAAGCCAGGAAATTGGCAGCTGTAGCATCTGAGCATACTAATCAAATGAGGAATGAGATTTCTAGTAGACTTGGCGGCGAAACTGTATCCGGCAGTACAGGTGGAAAGAAAGGCGGATTTTTTTGGTCGATGTAAGATATTGATTTAATTAATGAATTTATAAATTTGTTATTGCGACACAATCTTATAATTATGATTGGGTATATCTATCTGATACGCAATAGGATAAATGGAAAACTCTATGTTGGACAAACCATAGGAGAGCTGTGTAGGAGATGGGCCGTACATTGTTGCCAAACTAATAAAAGTAATAGTGCCATAACAAAAGCTATTGCAAAGTACGGAAAAAGTAATTTTGAAATGATTCCCATAGAAACGATTGAGGACGATAATAAGGATTGCTTAATTGGAAAATTAAACTTACTAGAAAAGTCTTATATTCAATCACTTCGTGCTCTGGTACCTCGCGGCTACAATATTCTATTGGGAGGCAATAACGCTAAAAAGCCAGATAGTATCAAATTGAAGATTTCTATGGCCCTAAAGGGTAATCCTAAAATGAAATCTCAACTAGGGAAGAAATTCTCTAAAGAACACAAAGAAAAGCTCTCTAAGGCAAGTAAGTGGTCAAAGTCATTGATTTGTTTAGAGAATAATGCTATTTATTCTTCTATAACTGAAGCTTCAAAGAAAACAAATGTGCCTAGAACCTCTCTGTCTAAATCTTTAAGGAAATACGGTATATATGAGGGTCGAGTAACCCTAAAATACCTGGGAACATAAATGTCAAAACTTAGTGCTCTTTTCCACCTAAATGCTTATAGCGACGCAAATTCTACTAATGCGCCTGATATGAACAATTTTCGTTGGACCAGAAATATTAACGGCCTTTCTTGCAGCAATCCCCAGAGCTTAGCATTCTCCTTGGCTCCAGGCGAAAGCAGGGTACTGTTTAATGGCGTTCGAGCCCTAGCTCAAGACAATACCACCCAATATAGCCTGTCTCTTAAACCGCTAACAACGAACACATATGTGTTAACCGCCGTAGGTGGAACGCTCCCTAATTTTAGGGCTCCTCGTGCTCCTGGTGCCGATGCTACCACGCAGATCACAGTTACCCAAAATGGCCCTCTCCTTACCTTCGCCTCGACTTCAGGCACTCCTTTAAATCTAATTTTCGGGGGCGTAGTAGTAAGTGACTTTGTTAGATTAGGAAATTTATTCAATATCGCTAATCAAGGGGAATGGCAGATAGTCGCCCTCACCGCTACTAGCTTTACTGTGATTAATGAGCTAGGGGTAGCCGAAGGCCCTATCACTCTTACCTCTGATTTCGCAAACCAGATTCAAATCTACAGCGCTGCCGGTGTTCAAGCGAACGATACCCTGCTGATTTCTGGTGGATTCTCTTCAGTAACCCAAGGGTCATATGAAGTTACCTCCGTGGGCGCAAACTTTCTTGAGTTTTATAGTACGGCTATTCTTCCACTAGAAGGCCCAATCACTACTCAGGCGGTTGCCGCATACTTTATGGCCAAGCAATTGGTCTATTTAGAGGCAGATCAGCACGTCTCTATGATATTAAACGGGGTAAGTGGAAACGAAATTGAGCCCCTATCTGGCGTCAACAATCCACAGCCGGGCATTTTTATGCGTTCGTCAACTGTCTACTCTATGTCAGTTACGAATGTTAGCCCAAACACAGCCAACGTGTTTCTGGCCTCGGCAGAATAAGGTAATTTATGAGCGAACAACCTAATACAGACGCAAAACAGGCAGCTATGCCTCCACGTATGATGTTCGCCCTTAGCCAAGATGCTGGGGAAGCCTTGGAGAAGGCTGGCTATAAGTCTGCTGATCCTGCTTCGCCCCTCATGTATGCTATCAGTCAAGCTAGCGGCTCTGCTAATAAGAAAGCTCCTCGCTTAGCGTTTACTGAGAATCCTGCTCCCTCTGACAACTATCTCGGACTATTTAAGTCTAAACGCCGCCTACTTCCAGATGAAGTACTGAAACAAATTCGTATCCAGGATCACCTGGTAGCCGCCATCCTTCGCGCTCGCGGTAGCATGCTCAGCCTCTTTGGCCACCTTCGCAAAGACAGATTTGACGTTGGTATCGAAGTATCCCTCAAGCAAGAATTCTACGAAGTTTTGAGCCCTGAACAGTTTGAAAAAGTCATGGCTAGAATGAAGCGCCTAGAGTCGCTGATTCTAAATTGCGGCCATACCGCTGGCGTTGAACATCAAGACAAGCTCACTTTAGCTCAATATCTAGACATTCAAGGCCAGAACGGTTTGAACTTTGGTCGATTCGCTACTGAAGTAATTTACGACAGACAGGCTCAACCTGATGAAGATGGTAACTATCCTTTTCATCGCTTCCGCCCTGTTGACGTTGCTACTATCTATCGCGCCGTAAGAAAGGGCGAATACGTAGGTAACAACCTGCGTGAAATTGCCATGAGAATGCTAGAAAGCATCACTGGCGAAAAACCAAACATCGACATGCAAAGGCTCAAAGAAGACAAGTACGCTTGGCTTCAGGTCATTGATGGTACCCCTCGCCAGGCGTTTACGCATGATGAAATGCTAGTTTTCAATTTGTTTCCTTGTACGGATATCGAAATGAACGGGTACCCCGTTTCTCCTCTAGATACAATCGTTGCTAGCGTTACCACGCACATATCGATTGATGCGTACAAGAAACTTTATTTTCAAAATGGTCGCGCTAGCAAGGGTATGCTAGTTATTAAATCTGACGAAGTTGATCAAAGCGTAATGGACGGTATCAAGTTACAGTTCAACGCATCCATTAACAACGTCACCAATAGCTTCAGAACCCCAATTTTCGGGATGGGACAGAAAGATGAAGTTGAGTGGGTGCCTTTTACGGGCGAAGGACTCCATGATGGAGACTTTCAGTTTATGTACGATCAAATTGCTCGTAATATCATGTCTGCTTTTAGCATGTCTCCTGATGAGCTTCCTGGCTATAGCCATCTCTCTAGGGGCACTAATTCTCAGACTCTCTCAGAAAGCAATAACGAGTTCAAGCTCACTGCTGCGAGGGATACGGGCCTTCGTCCGCTCATTCTCAAATTCCAAACGTTCCTGAACGAAATCCTGCTACCAATCATGGACCCCATTCTTGCCAAAGTGTGCGAGGTCAAGTTGTGTGGTGTAGATGCTCAATCTAAAGAGCAAGAGTCTACTCGCTTACAGCAAGATATGCCGACTCACATGACGTATGATGAAGTACTTCATGAAGTGGACAAAGATCCTATTGGTCAGCATATGGGTGGACAATTTCCATTCAATGAAAGATATCAATTAATTATTGATAAATATAAAAATGTTGGCGAAATTATGGGTGAATTGTTAGGAGACAATTCTGCCATTGTAGATCCTCTTCTGCGTTATAAGCGTGATCCATTTCACCTTCAATGGTTACAACTAATGGCCGAAGTAAATCCTGCAGCCGTACAAGCCTACCTAGCGCCTAGACCATTTGCCTTTGAACAATTAAAAATGTGCGTCAATGATTCCTTGGAGGAAGAGGAAAATGTATAAAGAATGCACAAAATGTGGTACTAAACCAATCAATCAATTTAGTAAATCTAAAAAAGAAAAAGATGGATTGCAAAGTTCTTGTAAAGCTTGTACAAAACTATATCATGCTAATCATTACAAAGAAAATAAAGACAAAATTGATCAACAAAATAAAAATTGGTATGAAAACAATAAAGAAAAAAGAATTGCTAAAATAACAGAATATAAAAGAGAGCGAAGAAAAGCTGATCCAATTTTTAAGCTAATTGTTAACATTCGTAGAAGAACCAATAGAGCGCTTAAAGCGGTTAGATGGAGTAAGTCTTCCAAATTTAACGAGTATATAGGTTGCACGAAAAAAGAATTAGATTTTCATTTAACATCGCAATTCCAGCCAGGAATGTCTTGGGAAAACTACGGCGATGGACTAGGGTCTTGGTCTTTAGACCACATAAAGCCTCTGTCTTTAGCCAAAAATGAATTAGAGATTTATTCTCTTTGCCATTATTCAAACTTGAGACCCATGTGGCATATTGACAATTTGAAGAAAAGCAATAAGGTAGGTATTTAAAATGAGTGCTGAAATTAACTACAAAAACAAGTACATGGAACTCCGAGCCAAGTACATGAACGATCTAGATATGGCATTTCGACTTGGTTTTGAGCAAGGTGGGATGCAAGCTCAACAAGATCAAATGGCTCAGCAACAAGCAGACCAACAAGCTATGGAAGCCCAGATGCAAGCTCAAGATGCAGGCGGAATGCCTGGTGAAGGTGGTGCGCCTGGACAGCCAGGCCAACCTGGACAAGAGACTGGTGGAGCACCTGGACAACCTGGCGAAGCTGATGGATCTGAACTAGATCAGCATATTGGCAAGCTTGAGAGTATGCTAGGTAAACCTGGAGGCGCTAAGCCCGAAGATATTCAAAAGAGTATTCAAGAATTGAAAGCTTTTAGAAAAGCTGAACTTCAGACTATTGAACTAAGGAAGTCTGCTGCAGCTATTAAAGGTATCGCTAAAGCTTTACATAAGCCTCAATTCAAAATGAGCGTTACTGCTTCTCATAATCTGAAGGATAACGCCAAACAGGCCGTATCTATGCAGCACAATATCGTAAAAGATGTTATGGCTAAAATGGAAGCAGAAGAGAGACGCGCCACAACCGATATCAGTAAACTGCTTGAGGTCGAAGGCCTTACTGAGAAGTAGTTATGAATCCAATAGTAGCCAGCGAATATGACAAATTAAGCGATTGGCAAAAATCTAAATTTCATGAACTAGTAGGTTGGCAATTAAAGGGACATAAAGGTACCGGTGCCAGTGATTTTACTCACGCTAAGATTATAGAGTGGGTTAAGAGGATGGATGAGCCGCTGCCAGCTGAGCCAGAAGAACCTTCTCAGGAGTAACCGTGTTCGGTTTAACTAGCAAAATAAAGGATGCGCTAAGCGGTGCTGTCGAAGACATTTTCGATCGTATTGCGCTCGACTTTATTGGCAATATTCCCAAGCTCAAGGGCAAAAAGAATTTAATTATGAGCAGCCAAGCAAACTTTGGTCTGGCTCACCTATTTATTCAGGCTATGGGCAATCGTACTCCAAATCCTCTAGAGCAGGATTTCCTTAAAGGGCTTCTAGATAGTGCGTTTGGCTATGTAGAATCTCTCAAAAGTAAAACAAAAGCTAACATAGTGGAGAGAATTGATGGTCTATCTAGGGAAGCTTCGCTTCGCAAAGAGAAGATGAAGGAAGAGGACGTTCAAGCTGTGATCGCTGAGGAAATGGGTAAGGCTAAATCTCACATGATGGCTATTGCCGAATCCGAAAGCACCAAGTTACGCAACCTAGGCCACATGATGGATATTAGTCGCGTGGCGGGCGATCTTGGCGACGCCGACCCTACTGTATTCTTCGTTGTGTTCAGGGATCAGTCTACCTGCAAAGAGTGTATCAGGCTTCACCTGATGCCAGATCAGACTACACCTCGCTTATGGAAATTCAGCCAGCTTAAGCAGGGCTACCATAAACGCGGTGAAGACAATCCCTCAGCATTTGGGTTACACCCGCACTGCCGCTGTACGCTTACCTATCTCTCTCAGGGATTTGGTTTTGAAGATGGTAAGCTCAAGTACATGTCGGAAAACTTCGACGCCTTCTCACGACAAAAGAAATAAGTGGTAGCGGAGGCTGGATTTGAACCAGCGATTTCAACCTTATGAGGGTTGCGAGATGGCCGAGCTTCTCTACTCCGCTAGATTTCAATATATCACTCGTAATCTCGGATTGCAACGCCTACTGGAAAACGAGGTACATTTTCTTTGCCGGTCAATCCTTGATATTGAACGGTAAGCTTTTTCCCCTGCCACAGCTGGTGGTTGTCAAAATAATCTTTCAAGCGCTCAGTGTCGCCCTTCATTTTAGCTAGAAATTGAGTGCCTTCTTCAGTTTTACATACGAAAATGGCATGTCCAGTAAGTTTACCGCGTCCTTCCTCGACACCAACGATATCGAATTCGGCATCGTCAAATTCCTTAACCTTTTGAAGGTCGTAAGAGCGCTTGTTGGCGTAGAGACCAGTTGCATTGCGCAACATAGCGCCTTCGTAGCCTTTTCCTACATTGTGACTGAAAAAGCCCTCTACGCTTTCTTCATCAAAAATCGTAGTAGCTTGAACAAAACGTAGGGTATCGTTTAATTTATCGTCCTTGTAAACTCGCTTGGTGAATAAATTAAAAAGCAAATTGTGTCGAGCTTCAAACGGTTGATTATTGACCAAATCATAGATATGGTATTGAACCACTTCGCTGCCATCGGCAGGTTCTTCTTGGCGAACAAAAGACACAATCTTCTCGAATTCGTGCTTGAATGAGTGATTGTATAGCTCACCATCCAAGATCAAATCTTGGTCATGAAATAGCTTCTCGATCTCACGGGCGATGTGAGGGACGCCGGTAATCTGCTTACGGGTGCGCGACCAGAGAGTGCATACGCCGTCTTTTAAAATAGCAATGCAGCGAATACCGTCTAGTTTTGGCTGTCCATAGCAAGGATACTTTATCTTATGTCCATGCTTGGCAAAAGATTGAGCTAACATAGGAACTACGCCGCCTTCGATAAGATCATCTAGTTCGCCAGCCTCGGCAGCAGCAATAGAATCTACATATCCCTTTTTACGCTGTTTTTCGTGCTTAGCCTCTGCTTCGAGGAGAGCCTGTTCTGCTGGATTTGTTTCATTTTTCTTTCCTTTATTTTTACCCTTTTTAATTTCGTCAACAGTGATTTGCGGTTTGTCAGTACCCGCTTGTCCATATTCTGTTTGAATATAGATTCTAGATTCCCAATCATCCTCTCCAACTTCATAGCCACATAACATAGTTACTGAAATCGTCCAGTATTGAATTGCACCAGTTGAGGTTTTCTTATACAGAGTAGGCAGTGTTGTATTCATTTCTTTCCTTTAGGACACCAACCTGAATGAGAGGTAAACTTATGTTTATCCTTTCCACATTCACATTTTGGCCCATATATTTTGTCTAACAAGTGTTCTATGTCTTGAAAAGTTGTAGCATGCCAATTGGGATCGTAGCTGCGAAGTTCGCTAAAATAGAGAATTTTCTCTGCATTGCCCGATTTATCGTGATCGTGCATAACAAATTCCCATTTTATGCCTTCATATTTCACTAAAGTAGGAAATGTATTAAATGGATTCCACCATCCCATATACCTGATCTGATCAGTATTTCCAAACTTAAGGGCTAACCTCATTCTATACCTTGTTTAGATTATTGAGTCTTTGATGAATACTTCTAGCTGCTATGAACAGAAAGTGTGCCAATGGATTGTATGGAATGATATCTTTTACATAAATCTTTTCGCTATCAAACAGAAATGTTTCAGTGTCACTTTCTAGCCACCTAATTAGCATTGAGCCGTTGTCAGACTTTTCTTCTGATACCTGAAACACTCTACCATCTGCAAGGATAACTATATCTAATTCTTTAAATTTATGCTTCTTTTTAGCCATTTTTTACCTGCTGATAGATTTGCGATAGGCGCTCGTCCAAATACTGCTGAGCGGTTATTCCATCGGCGAGAAGAGTGTTTCCAGCAGGATGGATAAACATAGGCATACTAATGCGATCAGATAGACTGTCACTCGCATTAACGACGCGGTGGGTGGTAGATCGATAAAGGCCACGGCTAGCGAGCTGAAGACTGTCACCAATATTAACCACAATGGAGTTCTCTTCGTGGGGTACATCATGCCATTTTCCTTTTAGGTCCAAAACCTGTAGTCCAGGTGCGCTGGCGGCAACCAAGAGAGTGATGAAATTGATATCTTCGTGGGCGGCGGCGCGAACGGCACCAGGTTCCTGGGCATAGTTCATGGCAGGGTAATAGATGGTCCTGAGAATGGTATTATCGCTTTGCTTGCAGCACTCTGCGTAGTCAAGAGTACTGAGTATTTGGATACCAAGGTCTTCCAGCTGATAGAACATGCGTTGAGTATCTACGCCAAGTTCCATTGGAACTGTCCAGCCAGGGCGGTAATGGTAGAATTCCTTCAGATCGGCTTTCTTGGCCCCAACAGCCTTTTCGGTTTTCATTCCCTTATAGCCTACGTTGGCATCATCAGGATCAGAGTAATAATTCTTATATTCTGTATGGGCCAAAAAGAATAGTTTCCACGACTGTTGCATTTCTTTAATGAGACCATGATCGATTCCGTGGTGAGTGACTACGGCGAAGCCGGTGTCAACTACTGATTTCTTGAAATCTGAACCGAAATCATTTGACCGTAGATTACAAACTTTTACTTGCATAATGTACCTCCAATGGTATCTATACACTACAGTAAAATACGAGGTCTGTCCAGCTACTTAATGGGAGTCTTGTCCGAAGGCTCTGATCCATGCTTGTTCTTTTCGCTAGATGGGTTCGGACTCCTACCGACCTCTCCGTAGGATTACGTTTCAGTGGGCGGTGTCCTAGTGCTCTAGACGATCACGGCATGCCGTGAGCTGTTTTTCATCAGCCTTCCCGCCGCGATTCTATTCTAGGGAAACGGCTTCTACTTCAGAAACCATTACGCCAGGAGCAATTTCATTGCGCTCCATGATATCGAAAATCTTGTCACTCCAGCCGGTCAGCTTCATGATCTGGCCGTTTTGGGGGGTCATTTCATTGCTGTAGCCCTTCAAATTAACGCTGTATACCTTAACGGTAGGGTTAATTTTCATGTATGCAGTAAGCAACTGGCTGAAGTTATTTCCACGATTACCTTGGCGGTCGTACCAAGCGCAACCATCGCCAACCTGGCAGTCAGAGAAGATCACGATGCGGTCAACAATAGCGTGACGATCAATTAGCTGTTGCATGGCCAAGAAGATTCCTCGTTCAGTGGCGCCGCCGATTTCGGTACCAACTTTAGCGATAGCATTGTAGTTCTCTAGAACACCCTTAGAACGATCCATCTTAGGAGTCTCAAGGGTGTCTCCGAATACGCCTACCATTGTGTTGTCACAGCGCATCCAGTAGAGAGCAGCAAAAAGGTTTCCGATGCTAGCAGTGGTGCGGGCAGAGTAAGCAGAGGTAAGCGAAGAACCGCCTCGATCACCCTTCATAGAACCGGAGTTATCGGTCAAAATCATAGTGCGACCGCTGAGAACAGGGATATTCTTCACGGACACAAGGAGTGCCTTCTCTACAGCGTTCTGTAGAATGGTCTTTCCATCGCTATCCTTCTCGAAAGCGATTTGAGAAACCTTTGCGTTAGGGCGGCGACTAGTACCTTCTCCACCAAGGGCCTCGTGAGCAGAAAGGAATCGGAAAGGAAGCTGTTTAGACTTCAATACGCTTTTTTCATCTGCAATAGTATCGGCAGCTTTTTGGATAAGTGCGGCATCTCCAGACTCAGCGATATTGCGGAGATTGCGAAGCAGGGCCATATAGCCAAGCTTGCCTTCTTCCATAAGGTCGCCAAATACTTCCGAAGTGGTTCCTCCAGCAGATTTCCTGGATTCCCAGGTATCAACGTTCTTGAGAGTATCGGCAACAAGAGCTTTGAGAGCCTCTTCGGTCCCAGGATTGGTGGCTTTAGGGTGAGTAAGGTTCACTACGTCTACGAGGGACACTTTCTTGCCTTCAGCTTTGTACTTTGCGAAAGCATAAGAATCATACTTGTTAAGCGCACCATTGATGCCTTTCTTAACGGCTGTAGTAAGATTGGTAGGACCAAGGTAGGAGACAAGCTCTGTAACATCGTCAAGGCGGGTTACACCCTTAGCGATGGTTTTGCGTACAAGGGAGTCGCCCTTGTGGTTCTTAGAGAGTTCCCCTACAAGTACAGGGAATACAGAACGCATGTGAAATTGGGTGCGGGCGTAGATGGCCAGCTTAGCGACGAAAGGAGCATCTTTCTTGGCGATTTCAGTCACAAGGCTCTTAATGCGTGTCAAGCGCTCATTGTTACTTTCATAGTAGGAGTTCTCCATGAACGTAGTGAGAACTGCAAAGATCAGTTCCTCTTTAGGAGACTGCTTATAGGCTTTCTTGCCCATATAGTTGGTTACTTGTTCTGTTTCGACAGTTTCATTGAATTTCATACTGGCTCCTTAAAAAATAGTGAAGAAAACGAATAGAGTGTGTTTCACCAAAAGAAGTAGCTCTAATCTCACTTTCACTAAACTGAGAATAACAGATTAAAAAACAAATGCAAGAAAAATTGGAGAGAAAACAGGCACGGTAACAAGAATTTCTCAGCCTTGCGGCTGCCAGGCGCCCCTTCCCGTTGTTCATTTGGGGTGGACCTGGAATCAGTAATGAAGTAACCGTAACCTTCACTTCTCCAAAAGCGAAAATTATATAGGGAGAAAATTGAGAGCGGAGATTATTGCGGTTGGACTCGAACCAACGACCTCCGGGCTTACGCCCGGCGCTCTATCCGACTGAGCTACACATTCCAGTTGAATGAAGTAACCGCTCTCTTGCTTCCCTATAAACACTATATCATCTTGAGTTTCAAAAGCAAGAACTTTTTACGATTTATTTACCTTCAAACGAGCCCTAACTTGTTCAAAAGTGGTCTCGTTCAACAGTTTGCCATCCTTAAAGATAGGCTGGAGCATATCAGTAGAAAGCTGCGAATGAAGAGAGTGACCGTCCGAGAACTTAATGTCACCATTTCCATCTTTATATACGTGTACGGCGCCTTTCTGAGACTTTTTGGTACCGTCGTCAGTCTTAGGATTCTTGAAAATCTGCTTTTCTTTGCCGTTGATCACGCAAGCAGTTGATTTGATTGCGAATCCGAAGGTATCGCGCGTATTGTACTGGTAGGTGTAGGAGCCGATGCCGAACACCACGTTGATGGAGGCGAAGCCCTTCATTTTCAGGCGTTCCACGATTTCCTTGGCTCTACCAAGTGTAATGGCGTCTCCGTAGATCAGGCCGATATGGGAGTCGAGGAGCCTATAGCGATGTAAGCCTGGACCAAACTGATCGGTGGAGGTACCACCGAAAATATCCCACAAAGCTTCCACAGCGCCTTTATACTCAAGAGAGCCTTTGGGCGCTTCTGGATCGCCGCAAACAATTTTCACAGGATCGCCAGAGTCTGGGCGAATCACTACTTTATCACCAAGAGGACCGCCTTTGCGGGCCATGATCTTATCCTTCAGAGCAGGAAGGACACGTCCAATTACGTCCCAGAAATCATAGCCATCAGAAACGATAGAAACGAAGCCAGAAGGATGAACTCGTGAGATCATATTCTCTAAATATTCCATATCGTTACCATAGCTGCATTGAATCGAATGCTCTGTGGCAGGAATGGAGGTTCCCACAAGCTCTTTCTCTACATTGGCACCATAGTAAGCCTCTGCGGCCATAATTGCAGGAATAGTATCCGTTCCAGCAAAGGAAAGAAGGTGGCCAAGACCGGTCTTATAACTTGCTTGCAGACCCATCATTCCTCGCATGGAGAAGTCATGGCCTTGAAATTGAACGAACTCGGTGTTACCCACAGTTTCCATGGCAGCTTTGTCAAGGATTTTGCGATACTCGTTTGCGATCGTCGCAGCCGTATAGGTAGGCCAGAGTTCGCACGAGATAAGGGTCTCGATGTAGTTAGTCAACCAGAAGAAACGGGGATCAGTATTCTGGATGGTCAGGGCCGGTACACGCAAGGGAACGATCGTTCCTTCTGGCACAGCCTTGATCAAAAGAGGCAGATATCCAAGATCGTGGAGGGCTTCGATATGGGCCGTAGGAGGATTCGCCACGCCAAGCGTACACTTGATGATTCGGGCGTAATCAGCTACCACCTTAGCCTTGGGACGGTCGAAGAATTCTTCTTGGAAGAAACCTAGGAGCCATTCTTTTACGAACGCTTGGTTTCCAGCTACCACCACGCCATTCACGTCTTTCATTCTGGAAGTACGAGGAGTCCAAGTTGAGTAGCATACCTCGGTTCCTTGAGGATACATTTCGCGGTGAGCGATTTTATAGAAGTCACATAGTAGCATTGCAGATAGATTTTTCATGCTATAATATCCTATAGTTGAGACTTATATTTCTCTATATAAGTCTTTATTTTTGTTGAATCTTCTTTAATAATACCAAGAAAAGTATTACATGGTTTACAAAGAAGACCTCTTTTTTGTCCAGTTTCGTGATTATGATCGACGCACGCAGATTTCAAATCCTTGAAAGGTCTATCGCACATTTCACACAATCCATTTTGATTGTTGAACATTTGTAGTTTCTGTTCAATTGTCATTTGAAATTTCTTTTTTAAATGACTTTTAAAATACGAAGTTTGCCCTTTGGCAGACTTGTTGTATTTACTTTTCTTTTCCTTGTAGCTTTCATTTTCATTTATACATTTCTTACAGACGCAATTTCTTCCGTATCTTCTCGATTTATTACGAGAAAACTCTTCAAAGTCTTTTATTTCATTACAGGCACTACATTTTAACATAAACGACAGTACCTTGAACCTCTGACGCTTCACCATCTTGAGCGAAAATACGGTTAATGCCAGCATCCTTAAGAGTTTTCAATCCTCTCGAAAAAATGCCATGCGTGACAAAGAGATTTACCTCTTTAGCACCTTTAGCCAAGAGATCCTTGGCCAAAATCTTGAAGGTCATGCCGCCATCGCAAATGTCGTCCACAATAAGGACTTTCTTGCCTGCGGGATCACCGATAACTTCATAATTCGTGATATTGCCAGTAGACTGGTCACGAACCTTATTCCCATAAATAAACGGAAAGTCGTAAAGCTCAGAATATTTAGTCAATGCTCCCTTGTCGGGATAGCAGACTATATCGTGTCCACCCTTGTTCCATATTTTAGATAGAGTAGTAGATTGAATTGCTACCGAATTTTTGATTAAATCAGTCGCAACAGAACTGTGCGGATCGATAATTTCGATGCAACAGAAATAGAGTCTATTTAGGAGCTTAGCAAAAGAATGCAATGCGAACGTGGCATCATTTGATACAGCCTTGTCTTGGCGACCATAAGGCAAATATCTGATTCGTAGACACGAAGCTATTTTGCGGGAATCTAGAAGATCCTTCAATTGTGCAAGTTGAACAATATCACCTTCTGTGGTAAAAGTCCAATCTATGAATGCGTAATCATGTCCGGGGGCTGTGGAGAGGATATGTGCAGGGATCTTCCATACCTGAGAAGTATTGTCAGGGAATATGGTCGGAGATATGGCATGGCCATTTAAATAAATCATGTGGGGCTCCTTTTCGAGTCTACCTATATACCCACGTCAATCTAGGGTTTCCAGGTAAACTTGCCTTACATAAAAGATTATATCACAGTCGATTTCTAAATCAAGAAAATAAAAAGGGCACCCTTTATGGTGCCCCGCGACAGCGAGTGACGCTTATCAGCCTTCAATGGCCTATTCTTTATTGAGCGATGTATAGTGATGACTACCTTGTTCATCAGTATGAACGTGTTGAATTTTTCCTTGTGATAACAACTTCTTAGCTGCCCTATGTCTGTCACCTTCAGCTGGATGAATCAAAACACGGTGACCAGCGACATTATTCTTGGAATTGATTTCACCCAAAATTTCACTCATATGATCGATCTGAGTTCGTCTAGCCATTTTTTCAAGTGGTTCAGATTTTACAAAGTATTCGGAGAACATTTTTTCCAGACTTTCTTCGTTTTCTAATGACTTTTTCAGGGCGATTACTTGACCAATAGCGTCTATCTCGCCTTTAACCATGTTTGGCATACTCTTTTTCATGAAACTTCTAAATTCTTCGCGCTTTTCCCAACTAGAGTAGGCGTCTTCAGCTCGCTTTAGCCATTCAGATTTGGCCGTTCCGCCACCACCGGTACCGCCCATGGCGCCCATTCCGCCCATACCACCTTGCGTTCCGCCCATGCCACCCATATTGCCAGATCCAGTAGTTACGGATATGCTCTTTTTCTTTCTCTGCATCCTTCCACCAAGGCTTTCAGATACTAAAGCGGAACCACCAGTTAGTTGGCCTGGGGCGACATTGCCAGATCCAGCATCAATCGCTTTAGCTAGATTTGGTGCTTTACTAACATGTTTTCCACCTAACTGAGCGTTAGGTAGTTTATCACTAGAAGGCATGTTTACCTGAGTTCTAGGTATTACTTTACCGCTATGTACAGCGTTTACATACTTGGAAGCATGGGCCATTGCATCTTTCGCATTGCCAAAAACACCTTTCTGTCCCATTACTCCAGCTAGAGCACCACGGTGTTTTACTTCATGATTTCCGGTTTCTGGATTTTTGTGAACTGTAACGATGCCATGCTCAGGATGGGATAGGGATGCAATCTGGCCAAGCTGAGAGTGCTGAGTGAGGCTTGGCTTCCAGCCAGAAGGAATGGATTTGTTCATGTCCGAGGAATCTTCATTTTTATCCATATTTTCTTCTTTTTTCTGTAAGAAATCTAAGTATTTAGAGTTAGGACTGAAGAATTCTACTTGCGTAGATTCTGTCTTAAAAATAGAGTCTAGATCGTCCTTCTTGGCATGAGGCGAAGGAATCATCTCTGCGACGCAGGTCTTATTAGCTGGAATTGTGGTGATGGTGACTTTGCGAGCGATTGAACGAGTAAGGACCATGCCTTCTTTGGCACCAGGAATTTTGGAGCCTTCTACGCTGAATCCCACCATCTTTGGTTCGTTTGGATTTTGAGCATCATCTAAGAATAGCGCTGCGGCTTCCCTCGAAGAGTCTTTCTTATCATCAAACAGTCTACCTAGAATATATAGATAAGGAATCTGATATTTGTTCCAGTAATAGCGCTGGCGCTCATTATCGCAGTCTTTGTCTGAAAAAATCTTTTTAAATTCAAGGATTTTGCCAACTACCTGGGCAGGGGTGTCACTTTTGTGTTCCCAATTCAGGGCGGCGCCCAAAAGGGAAGAACAGTCTAAACCCTTAAGATCGACAACTTCTCCAGCAGTATCAATAGCTTGAGAAGACGCGATGCCATCGATATATGTACACGAAGTCATAGTTTTCCTTTAAATCTTATTACTCTTCTTAAGATTGTCTGAAGCAGGCAGATATTGAAGATTCCATGGAACATGCAATCCTGATACCTGTTCTCCATTCAGAGGAACTATGTGATCTACATGAAATCCCAATGGACAATTTTTATAAAAATCATTTATCTGTGTAGAAAAACCAGCAAAGCTAGAAATAGCTAACTTAGCACGTCTTCTAGCCGATTTAGCATTATTGGCAGCCTTTCTTTCTGGTCTAGATTCGTATTCATTTTTCTTCGCTCGGTTTTTTTCCCAATATTTATGGTAATAAATCTTTTGATGTTCGTTACATTTTTGTCTATTTAACTTAACGTATTCATTATGTTTTTTGTTTAAAATTGATCTATTTTTATTATCTCTTTTTCTGCGTTTGTTCTTACATTTTTCGGTGCAAGCATACTCCTTACTGCATGCTTTACATAAATTTCCGTGACCGTCCGGCGAAGCAGTTCTCTTATAAAACTCTCCATAACTTTTTAGAATTTTACAACCACTACATTTCTTCATTACGTAAAGATTACATCACAATCAATGTAAGTACAAATTATTATTTTTGAGGAAAATAATCTTTAAGTATTTGATTTTATACAATAAAATGTCAGAGCAGTATTCTTTATGGATATCGAAGGGTTATCCCAGAGTGGATGACCAGTGTTAACACAGTAATCCAAGGAGAAATTTACTATGCAATCTACCGCAAAAGCCAACGCATTGGTGCGCGATCTATCGGACAAGCTAAAAATTCGTCTGGTACCAGGTTCGGCAGGTCTGAACTCTGTTCGTCTCGCATTTGATGCTCAAGGCTGGCCAATGATTTTCTTGTCCCACAACGCAAACGAAGCAGAAGCTCAACCAGTTGTTCTACTTCGCATTAGAAACCCAGACATGCAATCCAAAGATGTTTTCGGCGGATCTACCTTTGCTTATGCCCCACATATTCTTGAACTGGCTTATGAACTAGCTTCTGCAAACGATCCAGAGCCAGCTCTTGCTGATATTGAAGTTGTTAAGTATGAAGCTCAAAAACTCGGCTGTCGTTACCAAGAAAAACAAATTGCTAACGGTACTGCGGTTTCGGAAGCTTCGCTAAACGCTGCTGCTCCAATTGTGGACCTAGAAGACCTATACTGGCCAACCAAGTCTGTTTAATCGGCAGTACAAAGGAGAAACACCATGTACACCGAACAACAGCTCGAAAAGCTCATTTCCGAAGTGGAAACAGAGTTTACTTCGCATTTAGCTAAGGCTGAAGAAAACTTCAAACTTGCTAAATCTGAAGATGGCGAAAAGAAGCCAGAGCCTAAAAAAGAAGAGAAGAAGCCAGAAGAGAAGAAGCCAGAAGGCGAAAAAGCACCTGCTCCAGAAGCGAAAGCTCCTGCTGAGGGTGAACATAAGCCCGAAGCTGCTGCTCCCGCTGCTCAAGCTGCTCCAGCTCATCAAGCTGATGCCGCTGCTCCTCCTGCACAGGCCGCTGGTTGCGATTACGATTCAGAAGACTTGGCACATATGGAAAAGATGTACATGTCTATGAGTGAACCTGAACTAAAGGCTCACCATGACTGTATTGCAAAACTAGCCAAATGTGGCGGCGGCGCGAACATGAAAATGTCTGAAGCAGAGCCAAAAGCTGCTCTGCAGAACTCACCAGACAATAATGTTCAGCCAGCAATTCAAAAGAGTGAAGATGCTTTAAAAAGAGAAAACGGTGGAAAAATTGAAGCCGCACCTCTAAAAGCTACTCCTGGGGCTAAAAGCGCTGCCAGTGACGCTCATGGCGACAAGATCAATGTAGGACTTCATAAGTCAGAGGGAAATATGGAAAAAACAGAATTAGAACTTGTTAAGTCTGAACTAGAAGCTCAAAAAGCTAAAGGTGAAGGCCTTCAAAAAAACTTAGACGCGGTAACGGCATTCCTGACCAAATTGGTTGAGAAGAAAGTCGCACCCCAAGGTAAAGCAATTACTTCGATGGAAGTTATCGCCAAAAGCGAAAACACCGTAGAAGAAAAAGTACTTACCAAAGGTGAGATCGATGCAGCTCTAGGCAAAAAGTCCATGGACCCAAAGCTAGAAAAGTCAGAACGAGATTTAATCAACGCTTACTACCTCAGCGGTGCAAGCATTAACAGTATCAGCCATTTGCTCAAGTAAGCAGTGGAAGTAATCAAGGAGAAATGAATATGATTGAACAACTTCAATCCCTAATGAAAGCACTTGAAGCAGGTAGTTACAATGCTGCTCCAGGTCAACTAGTACAAGGCGCTGCTTTGATGGTGGAAGACCTTTCCCCCGTCATGCACAATGTAACGTTCGACGACAGCCATATCAAGTTGCAAAAGATGCTTCCATCGAAAGATGTGAAGTCGCAATTGCACCAGTTCAACCGTCAGCTCGACTACGGTGTATTTGGAGGTTCTGCTCAGTTTGAAGGTGGAATCGGCGAAGAAGACACAAGTAATTACGTCCGTGCAGTAGTGCCTATGGCATACTACAGCACGACCCGTCGTGTTACTGTTGCCGCTAACCTGATCGGTGCTTTCGACGGTGTAAAAGCTGAAGACCGTGCTGCCGCAGACGCTGCAATGAAGCTAGCTGGGGATATCGAATTTGACTGCTTCCGTGGTCAATCCGACTTCTCAAACGCTGGTGTATTCGATGGTAACCCCCTCGCTGTTGCTAAGATGCCTAACATGATTGGTATGGACCAACAAGTTCGTCAGTCTGATGGCCAACAAAATACGCAAGACCTTATGTTTGCTGAGTATGGTTCCGACCAAACTGTAGTGATCTCTGCCGGTGGAACGCTCACGCAATCCATCATCGAAGACTCCGCAGTACGCTCTGCAATGAACATGGGTGCTGCTGACCTTCTTATGCTCGACCCTATCAGTCTCTCGGCTTATAACAAGATCGCCCATGCTAAAGAGCGTATCATGCTCGCAGGCTCGGCGCAAGAAGCAACTGGCGCGCACCTGCGTACCCAGTGGACCTCTAGTGCTGTAGTTTCTCTCGAAGCTTCGCGTTTCTTGTCTGGCAAAACCCGTCCTGCTCGTTCGCGCAATGGCAGCCCTGCTGCTCCTACGCTTTCGATCTCGGATGCCGGTGCTGCTGGTTCGTTGCTCCAGACTGGTTCGTATGTTTATTACGTTACTGCTTGCAGTATTCGTGGTGAATCGATCCCTTCTGCTGCTGCTTCGCAAGCTGTAACCGCTGGTGACAAAGTTCAGATCGTGATCTCTGGTGCTGCTCAGTACTTCAACGTATACCGTTCTGACCTTAACGGCTCGGCAGCTACTGCCAAGTTCGTAGGTAAGATCGCCGTAAACGCTGCTGGCTCTGGTGCTACCTTCTCCGACCTTGGTAACCGTCAACCTGGTTCCGTAACTGGATTCCTCGTTCAAGGTAACACCATGGGATTCGGCCAATTGGCTCCCTACTCCAAACTGAAACTTGCCGTTAGTGACCTCAGCTTGCCTGAAGCCCACTTTCGCTTCCTCAGCTTGGCTGCTTACCAACCTCGTAAGAACGTTCTCGTAGAGAACATTACGGGCCAACTAAGCCTCAATAACCCTACCTAATAAGTAGTGTTTAAAAACTAAGGGCTGGGTTGCTTTGCAACCTGGCCTTTTTTATGATATAGTAATGGTATGGAATTGCAAGGTTTAAAAATAGACTGTATCTCTGATACGCATATGCGTCACAACAATCTAGAGTTGCCTGGTGGCGACATTCTTATTCATGCCGGTGATGCCACCGGTCGTGGCTCTGATGAGGAAATTACACAGTTTCTTGATTGGTTCCAAAAACAGGACTATAAGCACTTGGTCCTAATTGCTGGAAACCATGATTGGGGCTATGAAACTAAGCCTCAACTTTGGGCCAAAGAGTGTGAGTCTAGGAATATACATCTTTTGAACGATTCTGGTGTAGAACTAGAGGGTATCAAATTTTGGGGTTCGCCTGTGCAGCCAGAGTTTTGTAACTGGGCTTTTAACCGAAATCGTGGAGAAGATATCAAGAAACACTGGGACTTGATCCCAAATGATACCGATGTACTGGTAACGCATGGGCCTCCCCATAAAATGAGAGATGAAGCACCTCGTAGGCATAATCATGGTGGCAAAGGCCACGAAAACGTGGGCTGCGTGGATTTATGGAACAAAATCCTAGAAACTAAGGTGAAAATGCACGTTTTTGGACACATTCACGAAGGTGCTGGTCACACGTATTTCATGGACAGATTATTTGTTAACGCTTCTAGCCTGGATGGACGATATGGTCAACGATATCCAGGGTTTACGAGGATTGTTAAGGAAGGCGAAAGCTACGTAGTAGACTTGCCGACACAATCTTAAGAGTGAATATTCCCTGCCTACGCAGGTAGACCTTAAGGAGATTTCAAATGGCCCTATCTAAGAATTCCACTATTTTTCTTATCGACGCCCTTACAGATAAAGTGGCTGGTAACGAATTAGCCGCCGCTTTTGCAAGTAGCGCTATACTTTCGCCCGACACCATGAAAAGACTGGTAATTGCTATGAGCGACAAGAATGTAGCTAATGACATTCAAGCTGCCATCTTAGGTGGCTATGCTCTTACCCCAAGAGACCTTCAGTATATGGTTGATGGTTTTGCAAATGCCCCTGCTGCCAACGATGCTCTCGCGAATCTTTTAGCTAACCCTGCTAACATTATCAATCCTCCAGTAGCAGTTTCTATGCCTGCTGGGTTTAGCGCCTCCAATATGCGCGCTGGCCAACAACAAATTGCTGCCTTGTCGTATCCTGCCGGTAGCGCCTTCTCCTCTTCTGGAGCAGCTGGCTATGTCGAACTATATAACGGCGGCAACGCAAATCAATATTATGTTTGGTACAACGTTCTTGGCGGATCGAACACAGACCCAGCTCCTGCTGGATTTACTGGCGTTCAAGTAAACATTCTAGCTAACGACTCTGCCGCTGCAATTGCTGTGAAAACTGCCGCTGCTATCAATAGCAACGTGCTTGGCGTAGATGCTACTGCTAACGGCGCCTCTGTCTCTGCTGTTTCTGGTGTAATCGCACTTCCTATTTCCAACCTTCCTGCTGGCTCTTACTCTGGTACTCAGTCCGTAGTACTTTCTTCGCTTACTCCAGGCACTTTGTTTTACTACACTGTAGATGGTAGCGCTCCTAGCCTTGCTAGTCCTCAATACTCTGCTCCAATTTCGGTTGGCTCTAGTTTGACGCTGAAAGTTCTATCAGTTGATCCAAATGGCGGCAACTCTGCCGTTGCAAGCTACTCTTACGTGATTACTGGCAGCGCTGGCGTTGCAACTCACCTTGTGTGGTCTACGCAGCCTTCTTCTGCTCAACAAGGCGTAGCATTTGCTACTCAGCCTGTAATTACTGTAAAAGATGCTAGTGGTGCTACCGTTACTACTGGCGCAGATGCAACTGCGGTTATTACGATTAGCCTTTTAACTGGTACTGGCGTACTCGCTGGAACCGTGTCTATGGCCGCTGTAGCTGGTGTGGCTGACTTTACTGGTAAAGGACTCAATGTTAGCCTTTATGGTAACAAAACTCTACGCGCTACCAAAGCAGATACTTCTGGTGGTGGCGGAACGCTTCCATTCAGCGCAGACAGTCTGTCTCTAAACATTTCTAACGCATTGGCCGCTGTTAACCTATTGACTGCTGCCAACTACACGATTCTATCGGAAGCTGGTATTTCTGATGCTGGTGCATCGGTTATCACCGGTAACATGGCCGTGAGCCCTATCGCTCACACCGCGATCACTGGCTTCTCGCTAACACTAGATGGTAGTGGTGATTTCTCAACTTCTGCCAAAGTAGTTTCGCCAGGAAAAGTATATGCTGCTGACTACGCAGATGCTACCCCTGCTGCGTTGACTCAAGCTATCAGCGACATGAATGCTGCTTATACTAATGCTGCCGGAAGAACTTCTCCAGATTTCACGAACCTAGGTTCTGGTGAAATCGGTGGACTTACTCTTACTCCAGGTCTTTATAAGTGGACTACCGGTGTTACGATCTCCAATGACGTGACGATTTCTGGTGGACCAAATGATGTTTTCATCATGCAGATTTCTGGTACTCTTACCATGGCATCTGCTAAGAGCGTTATTCTCAGCGGCGGTGTGAAAGCAGAAAATATCTTCTGGCAACTATCGGGCGCTATGACTATTGGCGCAAACGCAGTATTCAAAGGTATCGTGCTTGGAGCAACCTCTCTCGCACTTCAAACGAACGCCGCTTTTAGTGGACACCTGTACGCTCAGACTGCAGTAACCCTAGACAGCAACGCAGTAACAAAAGCCCCATAAACTAATTCATCTACCAAGCGTAGAAGGAGTTACGAGGCCGTGCTGTAAAGCGCGGCCTTAGCTTTTTGAGGGAGACGCCTTAGCTGCGGCAGCCTTCTTTTCTTCCCATTCGGCAATGAGCTTACCTGCGGCGCCGGGAAGAGGGCGATCGTCTACCAGGTTGCCAGTCTCAAGAGCGTCTACGATGATGCCTATGCAGGCCAGGGCATGCCCTAGGTGAGGCTTTTGGCTATCAGAGGCCACCTGCTCACCATCGTACCAAGCTTGAAGATGACGCATAGCTGCGGCGACATAAATAGAGGCAATTACCTTGTTCGCACGCCAGTTATAGGGTCCATATTTGCGTGCCCCATCTTCCATGGCCAGAGCTTGATAAATGATACTTGATGCAGGTACTAGGTTAAGCTGTACTTTTTTGATCCCCAATAAATCTTTTGGATTGGTTCCAAGAGCGGGGGCTGGATTAGGGTTCGTGTCCTTATTTTGACCATCTGACATGTGTATCTCCTTTAAATGCCTAAGCAATCCTAAATACCTATTAAAATGCTACGTTTAACTCACTTCTAGGTAGTTTGTGCCAATCTTAACCCTAGAATACACCGATTTGGGAGCAAATACAAGATGAGACTAAGTGCAAAACCAATAATTTCTTATTGTAACGTCAATAACTATTCCTTTGGAAACCAATGGATTGTGCGTGCTGGCGACCCAAATACCTTGTATTTTCAAATACTTGACATTGATCAAGCAGTGAATGTCAACAATACGTCTAATTTTGGTGTCTTTACGGGAATAACCCCCGTCAATCCTTCTGCTGGCTTAAGGTACATGTTGGGCATTGGCTCTCAGAACCAACCCTATGGAATTACTGTAACTTTTCCATCGCTCGACAATAGTAAAACGATTGTTGCAACGGCAGTACAGGCTGATGCAAACGATAGCTCTATCTGGAAGGTCTCTCTTTCCTCGCTCCAGAGCCCTGGCGGCGGCAACGTACAATTTGCAATCATGGAAGGCTCTGTAGTTCGCAGATTCAGCGTTATGAACATGATCGGTGTAGATGATCCTACAAACGATGGGAGCTGCTAATGGGAACTGACTTTCCACAAACAAAGGGCTACGGTACCGCAGCATATCCAGTCCACATGATTGCTGATTCTAACCTATTCAAGCGCGTAGAGCCCATGCTCACGCCTGAACAGCTACGAAGCCGTTTCCTAAAAGGCATACCTCTTTGGTTCTCTAACGGCGATACCTTTTCGGACGACGAACTTAAGGATCGCATTTATTTGGCTGGAAACCAAGTAGAACTTGACCTAAAAACTACTCTTGTAAAAGGTCAACGTCAAGATAAGCTTCCATTCAAGTCCGAAGACTATAAAGCCTACATTCATCTTACTGCCCCACAGGGTCCGATCCTCAGTATCGAGCAGCTGGCTATTGTGAGTGCAGATAAAAATATTATCTTTGAAATCCCACCTACTTGGATCGAAACTTCAAACTTTGAGAAACGAATTATCAACGTAATCCCCCTTCTAGCCGCGTATGGCGTAAATTCTGTACAGGGTGCAGTGGGCAACGCCGGTATTGCATTTTTGTCAGTTATGGATGGTCTCAACTGGGTTCCTGCCTACTGGCAGATCAAGTACACCTCTGGCCTCTCAAACAAAGAAGGTCTAATCCCTACAAACGTGAACGAGTTGATCGGATGCGTCGCAGCAATTGACCTTTTGAGTATGATCGCCGCTACTTTCATCCACACCTCGCAGAGCCAATCGCAGGATGGTATCTCTCAGTCTTCTAGCGGTCCCGGTCCACGTATTTATCAGCTTAGAATCGAAGAGTTACAGGCCAAAAGACTAAAGATAGAAGCACAGCTAAGGACCATTTTTAGCAACAGATTTATAATGGGTAATTTCTAAGGTATAATAGCTCATATGGAAAACATTTTACCAATATATCTTCATAAGAACGAAGACGCTGAAACTTACAAAAAGTTTGCGGAAAAGGGAATGGATTTAATGTATCCCGTTAGAGTGAAGGGTGTAAGCGATAGGCCAGACATAGGAATTTTGTATCACGTAACGATAAAGCTTTTTGACGCAGAAAAGGACAAGGAAGAAGAGGTTCATGAAATAGCTAAAACACTGGCACTTGTACCGCCAGATCCAAAGAAAGTCGAGGTTGAGACCACGACTATCCAAGGGAGAACGGGGTACACGATCTATGTACTGAAACTACATGGACCTGAGATAAAGGATATTGAGGAGAGTCACGACTGTTTTAAACACTTAGGTTATCACAACAATTACCAGTTTGCGGCCCATATTTCAGTGGACAAAGAACTCTGGGATCGCGTGAAAGAGTCTGAGTCAAAATCTGCTCATGTACTTGGTATAGAGTTTCTACCAGCTGAACTTCACCATAAAGCTAAAGTGGTAGCAAGTTACCGACCAAAGCACGCTAGGCTACCTGGTCAGTTTGAAGCAGAAGAGGAAGATAAGCTAGCTGCTTCGGAAAGCATGATTCCGAGCATAGTCAGAGATACGGTTTCGTTAGAATTGGACCTTGTAAAACATGTCAAGGTCACTAGATTAGGAGACAGCGAGCTAGTTCGTTACTTGGAAGATAACCCTGGACTGAAAGAAGAGGTCATGCAAAAGCATGAGGAAAGAGCGAAGTTCCACTTTGGAAATGATGCAGAAATGCTCAAGCTCTGTATGGAAAAGGGTATACGACACGCTTACGCGGTAAAAAACGGGAAATAATATGCAAATCACAGAACAAGAAATTCACAGTATAGAAGACGCAGGTATGCTCGATGGGCGACCGGTAAAACTCATCCGAACCAAGGGCGGTTTCTGGATTGCTACCGGGAAGCCGAAAGGCAAGTTCAGGGATGAGGCGTTAGCCGCTGGTAGTCACCCAGCCGTAGTAAAGTACAATTTAGAAAAGCAGTATCCATCATTTCAACCAGCTATGATGAAGTCTGAAGCTTTCTCCGATAACGTTGTGGTTGAAAAGCATAGCCACTTCCTAAGTGATGATCTTCGTAAGTCTGGTCACGATATTTACTCTATTCATGAAGGTAACAGTGTAAGGTTTGATATTACTAAGCAAAACGTAAGAATATCGTCTGCTGATGGAACGCTAGATAAGCAATTTTTAACCATGAATGGCCTAGATATTCCCAAAGAGTTCGCTAAAGGTATGGCTGGCGCCACGGTCGAGAAGGCTGTCGGATGCAAAGTAGGCTTGAGGTTGAACAAATAACATGTGTATCAAGATAGTTGGAGCCAGAAAAGAAGTTTCGTATGACATGAATCAACCCTTAGAAAAACAAGTAATAGGGTGTAAGCAGATAGTAGTTGATTACGAACCCGAAGATCCATGTATTGATAAATTTCTTAGCGAAATAGAGAGACTATATAAGCACGGGATTAGTGCTAAGCTGAACATAGAATTCAATCATCGCAACTTTATCTTAGGGGCCAAGACTGGCAAGCAACTAGCTAAACTAGCAAAACAATTAGACTACAATGAGATCATAAAATTTATGGTCAATAACCATGCGGAAAGCGATAAAAAACTCGAAGAAATAGCTAGCTACTGTATGGATGGAAAGTGTCGTGTCGAATCGAAGACCTAAAGGTTTACAAATCCCAACTATTACTCCTTTTGCGCCGCAAGAGCAGCAATCGTTCGACCTAAACAGGCTAGACATTTTCGTCAATAGCTTGGGCGTAGATTTTAAGCACTTCAGAGCTATGCCGAGTCCTATTGGTCAAAATGACCGTGGCGACTACCGCAGAAGCGATGGCGTAGATACCATTACCTCAAATGGCATGATCTATCGTTGTGCTGGTATTTTTACGGCCACCATGACCGATAACACTAGGGAGCAGAAGAGAAGTGCCGGTGGGGTTGTGGACCCTTCAGAGTCCAGGCTGGTGATGCCTCGTTTTTACAACAAAGTTGACCAGGATGATGGCTGCCGCATCTATCTCATGCCTGGGGACCGCCTTTATATTTCTGACATAAATGCAGACGTTAAAGTAGCTACATCGCATAAAATGGATTATCAATCTGATATAGATAATGAACCAATGTTTCCTATCGTCAAGCTTCAAGATCCAATAGTTGACAGTCGCAATATAGAATACCAAGAAGGGATTGACTATTCTATAACGGCGCAAGGAAACATTCGATGGTTACCTGGCGGTAAGAATCCTGGAACTGATCCAAATACTGGAAAAGGTAGGATTTATTCTGTTAGGTATCTGTATAACTCGTTCTATTATGTGGTCGCACTTCCTAAAGAAGTGCGCGTAACCAACGTGACTTCTGGTGGTGTGCGATCACCTCAAAGAATGCCAATGCATGCTGTAATTGTTCGCGAATTTGTATTTCATAATCAAAACAGAGGCGAGAAGCTTAACCAGAATAAGACGAAAACTCCAGAAAGGGCAGATGCGCCTCCAAGGGAGCAGGTTAACCCTAATAAATTCACGATCCCGGTCGATATGAGTACTATCACTGAAGACGAAGAGTAATCTTAGAATAGTAATAACTATAAGGAAATCAAGATCATGGCAAAAAATAGCAGAAATATCCCAGGAAATAAAATTCAAGATCCTTCAGCAATCGCTAACCTAGAATACAGCGATGCTGCTGGCTCTAAGAAAGTGTCTGAAGTTGGACGCCATCTCGTACCTCTGAAATTTATCAGCGGTGGAGTCGTTGCTTACACTACCGATGCCTCTACTGCTAGGAGACTAGATTTTCCTGGAAAATGCTTGGCTGTGTATAACAATGCTGGCGCCATAGGCTCTGTAACTCTTGGTAATGTGGCCTCTGCCCCATCGTCACTGGCTCCAGGCGTCACCGACGCTAGTGGTAATGTGGGCGTTCCTTGCCCCGCAAACTCTTGGACGTATCTAGCCTGTGCAGATAACTATTGGGTTATTGCCAGTGCCGCTACTCTCCTAGTGTTCCTCATTGATGACGAAACTTCCATCAAACAAGAATCTGTTTCGTAAGGAATAATCATGTCTTCTAGAGTTACCTATTTTCTAGAGAAGACTTTGGGCGAAGACTTTATGGAGTCTTTGGCCAAAACCGAGCTATGGAAACCGGGTACAAAAAGTGTAAATGATATTGATGATATGCGTATCGGACTGAAAATTGTCCCTCGCACTATCATGTCATTCCTTATTAGAGAGCTTGCTCCAATGAACATTGGAGAGAATAAGGAAGTAAAAATTCCTGTTCCTGGAAATGCTGTTCTCAAGGCCACGAAGCACGAGCGAGATCAGTATAGCGGAGAAGTTGTAGAAGATCACAAGATACTTGTAGATTTCAAATTTCGCTCTATCCCCGGTCTAGGCCTAGTGATTATGTCTGCTTTTGAGCTGTACGACTCACAGGAACTACATAAAGAATCACCAGTAGCACAAGACATTGAGCAAAAAGTACAAAAGCTAATCGACGAGCGTTTGGCACTCCATGACCTTGTAGAAAAAGTAGTGGAAAAGAAGTTAGCCCATCAGCAAGCTACTCACAACTTTTTCTTAATGAAGCTAACTGAAGAATTGGAAGCTGAGAAAAAGAAGCATAAACAGATTGCAGACTTAAGACACCTCGCAGAACACTCTGCTCCTCAGTCTGAGCCGTATTTTCGCGGTATGACCAATGGAATCGAGGTAGCGAATGCCGTGGTTCATAAAAAAGAGCCTAACTTTGTTGAAGCGCCAAAAAAGAAGGGGTCTCCCGTAAAGGACTTCCTTGAGTCTAGAAAGCTCAAAAAAGGCGAATACTCTGTTCACATGGCTAAAAGTGAAAAGGTTGATTGCCCCGATTGTGGTAAGAATATTTTCAATGGCCAAGTATTTTCTGGCTGCGTCTGTCTAGGCGATGACATGGAACGCAAAGTTTTCATTAAGAAAAGTGAAGATGGAATAAAAGTAAGATTTAGTAAAGGTTGGGATGAAGAAAACATCGAGATGCTTCTAGAAGTACTCAGGAGGAAGCATGAGTAAGCTTTATCTGAGCTACGATGGCGATGGCTGTGGCAAAAAAGTTGGTCGCGCTATTATTGCCAATGATGAGAAGGCCCTACATGACATTTCTGCCAAGATCGATCTAGGTCACCAGATCGTAAATCATTGGGTAGCAGAGCACGGTGGCAAAGTAATTTCAGGTGGCGGCGATGAAGGGTCTTTCAAAGTACCAAAAGATGCGGTTAAAGATGTTGAACGTCTCAGAAAAGATCATGAGTATGCTACTGGAATCACTATTTCCGTTGGTGTCGGTGAAAGTCTTTCTGAAGGCGGTCGTGCTCTGTTGGCTGCTAAGTTTCGGGGCAAAAACCAAACTGCGTTCTATGGTAAAGATGTAGAAAAAGATATTGATGATGCAAGAAAGAGAGTTAAGAAAGGTAAAGCTACTCAAGAAGAGTACAAACTCGCTGAAGCATACTTAGAAAAGTCAGAGGGTAAGAATATGGCAGACAAAAAACCAGAAGAGAAGAAAGACGCTCCTGCAGCGCCTCAAGGTGGAGAACCACACTGTAAGTACTGCGAAGAAAGCGATGGTATTGATCCTGACCATTGCAAATATTGCCATGATGCTGCCGTAGCTGAAGGCGAAGAGTCTTGCCCTTTCTGTCAAGAAGAAGCTGTTCTTGATCCTGCTGATGATTGCCCCTTCTGTAAAGAAGCCGAAGAAGGCGCAGAAGCGTGTCCTTTTTGTCAACAAGATCCAGAGCAAAATACAAAAATTCAATCTCCTGACTCCAATAATGCTCAAGCTCCAGCTGGATCAGCTGAAGAAAAAGCTCAAGCTAATGAAATGGGCATGGACCCTCCTCAAAATGGTAAACCAGAAATGGGGAATAACTCTTCTCCAGTTGGTGTTGGCCAGGCCAACCCTATGGATAACACTGCTGGCGCACCAGTAGCTCCAGCCAGTGCTGGCGCTGACGAGATGCAGGCTAACGACGCCGTTTCTCCTGAAGGTGCTGCAATTCCAGAAGAAGGAGCCCACTCCAAAGAGCACTTGCAAGCTATTGCTCAGCAAATTGAGGGCGAAACGATTGATGGCAAGCCAGACGAAAAGGCTATGGCTGCTCAAATTGATGATACAGACGTTGTAGGTAATGCCGCTGAAGGCAATATAAGTAGGCCTGATGGTTTTGAATCCAACACAGCAACGGATATGGGATTAAATGGGGAACACGCGGCAGAGGACAAAAAACCAGACCTTTCTGCTGTATTGCGCGAAGGATTAGACCAACAATCAGACGAAATTCAAAAAGATAAAGTTGTCCAAATGGTGTCACAGTCTCTACAGCAATTCAAGGGTGCCAAAATGGCATTGGAGAATTCTAAGATGCAAGACCCTACTCTTTACAACGCTTCTATTATGATGCTGAAAGCTATGATTGAACTTTGTAAGCTATGTGGACTAGATAACTCTGGTTCTCCAGAATCTGAAGGCCCTATTGGTCCTCAAGGCGAGCAAGTCATTAATGAACTCCAAAATGGTGCTCCCGCCAATGAATGGCAAGAGCCTTTCCCTAAACATCCAGATCAGGGCGGCGAGCGCAAACCTGGTCACGCAGCGTCTGCGGAGGGCGCTGCTCCCGCCCCAAAGTCTAAAGCGCCAGTGGGACAACCCATTGGCAAGCTGCCATCGAAAGCTACCAAGCATGTAGCTAGGACTCCTTTGCCTCCAGGAGCGATAAACGCTAAAGGTCAACAAAAAGTTATCGATCCAAAGACTGGCGATACACGTTTCATAGATAGGAAGAAAGGCATGGTACAAAGCCCTACAGGCGTGCCAATTAAGCCTCCTTCTAGAGGAAAGGACGACCAATCTAAAGGGCAGGGGTAAGGATGAGTAATCTAAAAATAAAATTAGACACTACAGCCCTAGCTAATACCCTAAAAGAATATGCTGCTGAAGTAGCACAGGATGTCAACAAAGGCGTTGCTAGATTGGCTGCTCAGACGAAAGCTCACGTTCTCATGGATGCAGGCGCAGAGCTAAGTTCACCCACGTTTAAAACATTTTCTAAATCTGTTGAGATGGAAGACATTTCTCCTGGTATTTGGGTAGTAAGCATTAACCAAAAAGGTTTGTGGATCGAAGAGGGAATCGAGCCAAATACGGACATGAAGCCTGGCCTACTTAAAGGAAAGAAGTTTGTAGTCATTCCTTTTTCTAAGGATAAGTCTAAGGCCTCTTCTACTGGGTACGAATTTCAATTACGAGAACAGGTTAAATCTGCTCTAAAGAAAGAAGGCATTCCATTCAAAAAAATAGAGAGTAATCCTAACGGTTCACCTAAAACTGGCCTGCTTCATAGGAAGGATTTTGGTGGTGAAATCCCTGGTAAGGGTAACACTCCCGTCCTTCAAGGCGTGTCCATCTACCAGACGCTCACAAAAACAGGTAACGTGCGCCGCGACATTCTAACTTTCCGTACCGTGAGCAGCGGGCCAGCTAGCGCAGGTAAGTGGATGCACCCTGGCTACCAGCCTAAAAAGTTTTTGGATAAAGCGCAAGCTTGGGCAGAAAAAGAATGGGAACAGACCTTTATCCCAGAAATTCTGGCTAAGTGGAGCAAATAAGTATGTTGATATATAAAATCACAAACGATATAGATGGAAAATTTTACATAGGTAAGACTACTAAAAGTATTACTGATCGTCTATGCGGCCATATCAAATATAGGAAAAGCCCTAAGCTCGTAGCGGCGATGGATAGGCACGGCTTAAATCATTTTACAATTGAACAGATAGATTCAGCAAGCACTCTAGAAGAACTTAACGCAAAAGAAATTTATTGGATCAAAAAATTGGACGCACTAAATAAAGGCTACAACCTAACTGCTGGCGGAGACGGTGGGGCCATGACAGGCGAAGCTTTAGAAAAAATACGTGTCAGTGCAAAAAACAGAAAATATTCTCAAAGTACAAGAAAGAAAATGTCAGTTAACAGCGCAGGACATAAAAACGCTAGAGCCAAAAAAGTTGTAGTTACTTTAGAAAATGGAATTCAAATAGGTTTTCACTGTATCAAATATGCATCTGAATATTTAGGAATTTCTCATTCTACGGGAATGGCTCTTGCCCAAGGCATAAAAGCGTGGTCAAAAGATGTAAGTATTGAATATGTAAAGGTATAATATGAGTGGAATATTCCAAGGCGACATTTTTATAAAGCTAGCAATTGAATTGGGCATAGAAGACATGCGCAAGAATCCTTGGCTTTTACAGCATATGATGAGCGATCTTGTCAACATTAACTATGCAACTGACAAGTATGGCCAAAAGAACATAGACGCCTGCAAAGAATGGTTCAAAGCAAATCAGATCGACGTGTACCTTCGCGGTCGTGATGACAAAGATAGGCTACCCTGCGTAACCATCCAACTTGGCCCTAGCAATGAAAAACCAGAAATGAAGACTATGGCCGACCAGTCCACTGAAAAGGCTGTATTGATGCCAAATCAGATTGGCAAGCCCATTCCCTATATTATCAAGCCATTCGTACCTGCAGGGTATGACGACGACACCGGTATGGTGTCCGTAGACGACTCTATAGATCTGTCTGGCGTTGCGCCAGGCATGATCCTACTAAACCCTGCCAATGGCGTAGGGTACAAAATCTTAGACATTACTCCAGACGGTATCTCTATTGAACCTAACTTGGAAGTTTCTGCTACTCAATTCGGTATCTTACCTCAATTTCAGTATTATGAAGCGAGGGTAGAGCATTCCTTCTTTGATGAAACCTACACTATTGGATGCCATGCCCACGGCGATGCCCAGAACATGTTGTTTTTATGGTCTATTGTTAAGTACTCCATTCTTCGCTACAGAGAAAGCCTGCTGGAAGCCAATGGCTTTTCGGAAAGTAGCATTTCTAGCGGTGGCCCTAATTTCGACGAATCCTTTACTACTCCAGGCGGCGAACAGGCCTGGTGCCGATATATGAACCTAAACGGCCAGGTGGAAAACAGTTGGGTAAAATCTCCAAGACGTTTTATAGAGTCTGTAGGCTTTAAAAGCAAGCCGGTCGGATCTAATCCGAAGGCAAGTAAGGGATATTCTGGTGGAATTAGGATTCTCAGTAATCTAGATACCAATTCCACTATAGACCAGTCTAACGAATCTTGGGTAACTGACGCTGAAAACGACTCTGAAGCAGACGACGTAGAAGATCAGGACGAATAAATATGCCTACAGGCATTTATACTAGAAAAGATCAGGCTAGACTATGCAAAAAGTGTGGCGAGCCTGTTATCACCAAAGCGCAGGCGCTACCTGTTTGTGATAAATGTAAATCGATCAAAAAGCCTAAAAAGGAAAAGAAAAAAGTATTTTGTGTAATATGCAACAAAGAGGTTTTAAAACATCAACGAAAAACTTGTTCTAGGGAATGTTTTGCCGAATTAAATAGAAGAATTAGCGTAGAAAACTACAAATCTGGAAAATTCAAAATACTTACAGGCAATGTCGGAGTTAAAGGTCATTATTACAAAGACTTATACCTCAGATCCAGTTGGGAGCTAGAATTTGCCAAATATCTTGATAGTTTAGGTATAGTATATGAATACGAAAAAACCAGAATAGATTTAAAAGATTGTACTTACACCCCAGATTTCTACATACCCAGCTTCAAAATGTACGTGGAGATAAAGGGTTGGGTAAAGGACACTTTCTTAAAAAAGATGGACAAATTAGATAAGCTATATCCTGAGCTTAATCTTTTAGTTATTAACCGTCCTCCTCCATACAACTGGGTATTTTGGTAATTCTATGCCAGCTTGGGTACATGATGAAAAACGTTGGTCTGCAGCGAAGGCTGCGGCTGCAAAGTCCAAGGGCAAAGACGTATCTGCTTTAAAAGATGAAGATTTTGCGCTTGCCAACTACATTTACCATAAAATGGGCAAATCCGAGGAAGATGTACAAAAAGCAGAAGAGTTAAAGAAAGCACTTACATCTGTTCCTAGTGTGGCAGTGCCAAATCCAGCAAAAGTTGGCAGTACTGCCGTAAAGATGCCTAAATCCAAGAAGTTGGCCGACCCATTTGGTAAGCCATCATTATTTTTCAAGTCTGAGGACGTAAAACAGCCAAGTATTCAGAAGTTAAGGGATTTTTTAGAGCAGAGACATGGGAAGCGGTAATCTTCCTTATTGTACAAGAGGTTTAAGTATGGCGCATGAAAAGAGATATACAGCTAAGGAAGCAGCTTTTGCAGTCTTGAAAAAGACTCAGGAACTACTTACTAAGTGTGAGCTTGCTAAAGCTGAAATGCCCTGGAAGAAGCCAGAGAAAGAAGCTGACCAAAATGCTGAAAATCAACATTCTAATGGTAAAGCTAATGCAGGAGAAATCCACCCAAAAGAACATGTTGAGGGTGTCTCTGACGACGTGAGAAACCAAAAGTCTCCTCAAGCTAATCCCGCTGAACAAAAAGAGGGTAATAACGAGCTTGCAGGTACTACACCAACTCAAGTTGGACAAGATGGCAAGAACGTAGCTGGATTTGACGAAATGAAAGGTCACATCAAACTAGCTAAATTTATTGGCCATATGGAATCTAAACGTAAGACAAAATTATCTCTGCCAGTAGGTTAATTATGGCCAAGAAAGAGAGAGAAGCTGTAATGGAAAACGCTAAAGAAATGTCGCTAGAAGAATCAAAAGCCTATAGAGCTTCGCTTTATAAGCCTGAAGCTCGCGCGCTATCTGGTCTAGAAAAGAGAGAACAATTTAGGATTTTTTGGGCAAAAGAAAAGAAGAAATATGACAAGCCTAAAGAATTAGAACAAATCTTATGGGTACATCTGAAGGCAGTTAAGCTCGATGACCCAGAGAAATTTGAAGCTGGATTAAAACACTTCGGTTTGAAGAAAGTTAGATAAGGAGAATTTCAATGTCACTAAGACTAGTAACATCTTTCGTAAATACCAATATTCCTGACAGTTATCCTAACATTACTGTACAAAGTAATCCAGTAGGACTCGGTTCTTCGGGTATCATCGTTATTATTGGCGAAGCAGACGGTGGCCCTAGCTACCAGAGCGTAGTATTGGCCAATAACAAGTTTACTCCAGATCAGCTCGCCAAAGTTCAAGCTATGTATGTCAGCGGTCAGCTAGTTGATGCTATGCGCGCCCTGTCGGCTCCTTCTAACGATTCCGATATCACGGGCACCGCTAATGCTGTGTATCTCGTTAAGACGAACTCTGGCACGAAAGCTTCTGCCCTTGTAGATACTGACTATGGTACCCTGTTTGATAAAAACTGGGGTCTTCCTGGTAATCTGTACAAGTACCAAATTAGCTCCATCAATGTTGAAGCAGCTCCAGAAGTAGCTGGCGGTACCATTCCTGCTCTTGGCGCACCTCTTAACGGTGCTACCTTTAGCGTTAGAATCAATGGCGGCGCTCTAGTCGCCGTAGCCCTTAGCGGCACCACTGGCGCTCACGACACTATCCCTCACCTTGTGACAGAACTTAACTCTGTTCTTCCCGCTGGCGTAATAGCCTCTGCTGGTGCTGCCCCTAGCTCTATTCAACTCGACGTAAGTCCAGATGCTGGCGCTTACCGTAAAGGCTGGAGCAAAGCTCTTGAATTGGTAGATTCTACTCCTGGAGACCTTGCTTCCCTAGGTCTTCCTACTATTCTAGCCGTATCTTCTCAAGAACCTGGCGTAGAAGTTAGCATCGTTCGTCCTGACATTAACGTTAGTGAAACGATTGATGTAAATGCCGTAGTAGGTCTTTTCGTAGGTTATCAAGGTACTACCGGTACTCTGACGATCTCGGCTGCTGGTATTTTGACTACTACTGTAACCGGTGGTAGCGGCACCAGTCTTACTATTGATCTATCGCAATTCAGGACTATTGCTGACCTCGCTTCGTTTATTTCTTCGCAAGCTGGCTATACTGCTGTAAGTGCTGCTACTGCTCAACAATTGCCTCCAAAAAATACTTTGGACCTTGTGACAGCTATCGGTATCGCTTCTAGTGCTGCTAGCTTGACTCCAGGACGCATCAAGAAATCTGCTTTTGATTTCCAAGCTGCTATTGCTAACTCGCTTTCTCTTAACTTCGTTCCTGCTATTACCGGAGAAGCTGGTCTTCCTGCCCCAATGGCAAATGCCGTATTCTTGTCTGGTGGTGCTCGCGGCGCTACGCAGTCGGCTGACATTGTTAACGCACTAGCTCAAGTTGCCGGTATTCAGTGTAATATCATCGTTCCCCTGTTCTCTCAGGATTCTTCGCAAGATATCATTGCTGGGAATACTGATAGCGCAAGCACCTACACGATCTCTGCTATCAACGCAGCTGTGAAAAGTCACTGTATTCAGTACAGTACGCCAAAGCTCAAGAGGCACCGTATCTGTATCTTGTCGATCAATGATACTTACAATAATTGCAAAGAAGCTGCTCAAGGTCTTGGCAATTATCGCTGCTCGCTTACGATGCAACAAATCGTTCAAGACAACTCGGTCGGCGTCGCCACTACCTACCTTCCTTGGTATGGTTCGTGTCTCGCTGCCGGTATGCAAGCTGGTGGATTCTACAAAGCTATCGTCAACAAGGCTGCTAACGTAATCAGCTACCTTGATCCAGTTGGATTCGATTCTGGAAGTCCTGGTGATGTAGAAGACGCCCTAAACGCTGGTCTCTTGTTCCTGTCGAAAGATACAACGAGAGAGTACTGGGTTAGTGACCAAACCACTTACGGTTATGACACCAACTTCGTATACAACAGCATTCAGGCCGTATACTGCTCTGACATTATCGCCCTAGACCTAGCTCAAAGCTTCAAAGTTGCCTTCGTTGGTAAGTCTCTTGCCGACGTAGACGCCGCTACCGCTCTCAGCTATCTAGCTCAGAAAATGGATGGCTATAAGAAATTGAAATTGATCGCTGGTAGCATCGACGCTCCTCTTGGTTACAAGAACCAAAGTGTCAGCATCAGTGGTCCTGAAATGGACGTTGGAGTTGAGATCAAGCTCGCTACCGCTGTGTACTTTATCCCACTCAACCTCAACTTCAGCCAAGTTCAGAGCGCTGCTTAATAGGTGATTAATGTACGTCTACCTAATTACAAATTTGGTCAACGGTAAAAAATACGTTGGCCAAACTATTCAAAATCCAAACGACAGGTGGCTTAGACATAAGTCTACCAATACGTTTGGAACTGTAATAGGTAAGGCAATTCACAAATATGGGAAAGACAACTTCTCGTTTGAAGTCATTGATGAAGCTAATTCAATAGAAGAACTGAACAAGAAAGAGATTGATTGGATTAGTCAACTTAATACGGTTTCTACTGGTTATAATTTAAGAAGTGGTGGCGAGAATGGAATGCATTCTGAATCCACAAAAGAAAAGATATCTCAATCTCTTCAAGGTATTACGCGTCCTTACTTTCACAAAAAAGTGATATGCGTGAATACTGGAGAAGAATTTAACAGTCAAACTGAAGCGTGCAATCAGCTTGGCTTAAGAATCGGCTCTATAGCTGAATCAATTCGCAAGAATTATAAGGTAAATGGCACGTTAATCTTTAAATATAAGGAGATATAAACAATGCCTAGCAAAGTCCTTACTGGGGCGCGAGCCAAAGTCTACGTAAACAACCAACTGGTTGGTATTTACGAAACTTGTACATACAACATGAACATCGGCACCGAACCAATTCATCTCTTGGGCCGCTACAGCCCAGACGAGATCACCCCTACTTCTTACGAAGCTGTGACGATCTCTTGCTCTGGATTTAGGATCGTAGGCCAAGGCCCACACGTTCTACCCGCAGTACCAAAGCTTCAAGACCTCTTGACGCTCGAAGGCGTAACTCTTGCTATCGTTGATCGCCAGTCTGGGTCTACTATACTCACTGCTATCGGTTGCGTGCCAAACTCAATGAATGGCAATCACAATGCAAGGGCTACTTCTAGAATCACCATCAACTATACTGGTCTCAGACTTAGCGATGAATCTGGCGATCAAGACGAAAGTGCAGGGGCCGTAAGCCTGCCTTAATCCGAAACCACTGAAAAGTGACAAAGGGCTCCAGAGAAATCTGGGGCATTTTTTGTTTTAAACTTGCATTTGGAATATGATAGAGGTAATCTATAAGCTATGAAACAGTTCAAACTCAATAATCTACTCCCACATCCTAGGAACCCACATATGTAAGGGCTTGTTGATTATTTTTGTCTGTTACTCCCCAAGCCCTCTGCGGAAACGCATCGAGGGCTTTTGCTTTTAAACTTTGGAGATTTTATGCAGCGATACGCGCAAACACAACTAGTAGTAAGTCAGCCTGGCCAGACGGTTCGCCCTGGAAGCGAAAGGACGCAAGTTCAAATCTTGCCTACTAGACCATTTTCATCTAACAAAGGTAGCTGCCGGTTAGCTACACCAGTCTGTAAAACTGGAGCCCTTCGGGGCTTCGGAGGTTCAACTCCTTCTTGTTAGACCATTTATAACGATTTGTCTGAGGCCGAAGAGTCGAGGCCCTGTCCTGTGAAGACAGACTAAGTGGGTGCGAGTCCCATCAGGCAGCCCATTAACGATATGCCCCTTTGGCGGAATTGGTAGACGCGCGGTGCTTAGAACGCCGTGTCCGAAAGGATGTAAGAGTTCGAGTCTCTTGAGGGGTACCATTTTTAGTAGTAAAGATACTGGAATATGAGCTATAATCTTTACTGTATGAAATATACAAAGGAAATTTTAGAATCAGCGACAAAAGACTGTACTTCTATAGCTCAAGTATTAAGGAAACTTGACTTAAAAGAAAACGGTGGTACTCATAGCTATATATCTGAAAAGATTAGAAAATTTGGGATAGATACTTCTCACTTTCTTGGACAGGCAATTAATAGGGGTAAAATTTCAAACCGGAGAAAAGACGTAAAAGATATCCTGATTTATAAAGACGACAGGCGAATAAAGAGTCACCAATTAACTAGAGCTATGGTGGAAAGCGGCGTTGCCCAAGTTTGTAAAGAATGTGGAACGGGAACTCTATATAACGACAAAAAGTTAACGCTTCATGTGGATCATATAAGCGGAAACTGGAGAGACAATTCATTAGAAAACTTACGATTTCTATGCCCTAATTGCCACTCTCAAACAGATAATTTTGGAAGTAAAAACATTGCGCAGTAGCTCAGAGGTAGAGCGCACGACTGTTAATCGTGTGGTCCCTGGTTCGATCCCAGGCTGCGCAGCCATTTTGTCCTAATCTTACCTATATCTACATAGGGTTGTAGATCAAGGGAAATGGGATATGGCGCTAGAACGTAGTTGGAACGTAGTTCCACCGCAAGCATTTACGGCTGATGGTACCGCACAAGGTATTATTACGCTAGCTAATACGGCTGGTTTTAAAACCAAGCAAATAGCCTATCTCTCCTCCTCCACACTCCCTACACCCATAAACGTTAAAATCATGAAGGTTCTGTCCCCTACTATGCTCATAGTAGGGCCTCCAAGCGCCAATGTAACGTCTTGGATGCCTTATGATATCTCTGCCTATACTTTGGCCGCTGGAGCCACTATAGGGGCTGCAGAGCAGGGTAAAACAGCGAACCCGCCCGATGGTGACCACTATAAAGCGGTCTACGAATCAGACCCCACCGTAGCCGATAGAGTGGTCTTTGTAGACCAATACGGTAATTTCTACGATAAGAACAACCCAATGCCCATCGTTTTCGATGGCACTGTATCCATTGGCCAGGTGGAAGTAGTTGGATCTAATGGGAATATCCTAGAACCCAATGCTGATGGTTCGATTAACGTCAATATCCTGCCCTCTACAGGTACCACCGATACAGTCAAGAACGTATTTGGCAGCGCCGCCGCAGTTATTTCTGGAGCCACCACTACAATTGTACAGTATACGGTACCTCTCAATAAAACCTCCATATTAGAACGCTGCGAAGGATCTGGTGAAAACATCGGTACATATACCGTATTAGTCAACAATGTCGCCATTGCACTCTTAAGAACCTATTACGCTGGTGGTTTCAATGTGGAATTCGATTTTACGACGGGCCAAGATAATGGATTAATTCTACAACCTGGCGATAATGTTAAAGTCACAATTTTACATAATAGGCCCTCTCCAGCCAATTTTGATGCACGAATTCAAGTATTTGAGATAACAATCTAATTAGCAATAACAATCTTTAACGAGAAGGAAATACGTATGGCAACACCACTAGAACTTAAGAAAGTAAAAGCTGAACTTGCGAGAGTCTATGCCTCCAAACTCGATATGGAAGTCCGTATCGAAGACCATATGGAAAACATTGCGCGTCTTAACGCCAACATAGCGATTTCCCAAGCAAAAGAAGATGAATTGACCAAACAACTTGCGGATATGCAAGCTAGCTAATAAGAGGACAGAAGAATGTCAGATATAGCATCAGAATTACCAGTCCGATCACAGTTACCTGGCCAGGTATTGCCAGATGATATCATCGTCAAAATTGGCGATGGGACCAATCCTACCACACAATTTTTAGGCATCGATAGTGCTGGTCTCATCGGATCAAAGCTTTTCGATGGAGCCGGTAACGCAGTTACTTCCCAAGTCAATGGCGCTCAACGCGCTCTTGACGTAGGTATCGACGTAGGCGGCGTGCAGATTGACCCTCGTCAAATTCGTGCGCTTACTGCAGCAGACGTTGTTACTGCCAACCAAGGATCGGCGTCTAGTGCTGCTGGTGGATGGTTTGTACGTCCTACTGATGGAACCAATTCTCAAGCGTATACCGCTGCTGGCGAAGCTAAAGTTACTGTAACTGAGCCTCTTCCTGCTGGCACAAACGTAATTGGTGCCGTAACTCAATCCGGTGGACCTTGGACTCAAAACCTAACGCAAGTTGGCGGTTCGGCTATCTCCTTGGGCCAAAAGACGATGGCGAACTCTTTGCCAGTCGTTATTTCGTCAGACCAAAGTGCAATTCCAGTTTCTCAAAACGGAACTTGGACTGTCGGACTATCAGAAGATCACAACTGGGGAACAGTTGGTGCTACTACTCTCCGTGTAGCTGCTGAGATCGGCAATGCTACTGGTTCTGCAGATTTCAACTATGGAACTGTAGGTGCTCAAACTGTAAGGGTAGCTTCACAAATCGGTAACGCTACCGGTGCTGCCGACTACAACAACGGTGCCACTGGTGCTCAAACTCTCCGCGTAGCTGCTAACTTAGCTGTTGCTGGAGCGAACGTATCTGCTACTAACCCAGTACCAGTATCGTTCTCGTCTGCTCCACTCGGTACTCCAGTCAACAATTACAATACAGCTTCTGCAATTGCAGCTGGCGCTTCAAGCAACCATATTTATACGATCACTGCTCTTAAAACCTTCCAAGGTAAGAAAATTTGGGCTGCAGCATCTGGCCTTATGAAAATCGAAGTTAGGATATCTCCTGATGGTTCTACCTACTCTAGTATCTGGGTAGGGTTCAATTCCACCGCAAATCCAAACATTACGATAGACATGGACGAAATGGTGTTTTTGGAAAGCGGAACGGGCTCTACCATTGAAATTATTCGTACCAATCTAGACAAGAAAGCTATGGACCTCTATAGCACCATTAGCGGTACAGAAGTATAATAAATTACTAATTTAATCAAGATATAAAAGGCCGCGCATTACGACGCGGCTTTTTTATGAAATATGATATAGGTACATATGGCTGACCAAAATTATATAGACAGATGTGCAGAAATAAAAATAGTAGGGCAAGACTCTACAGGCGACAGCGTTAATTATGTTAGTGCTGATGCTAACGGCAATATGGCCGTTAAGGACTATTCCGATGGTCCTGTTACGCCTGGTACCGTGGCTAATGCTTCTGCACTTATCGGTGGTCAGTTTAATACTGTCTTCCCATCTTTAACCAATACTCAACAATCGGCTATTCAAATCGACTCTAGTGGGCGTCTAATTATACGTCCATTGACTTCTGCAGATGTAGTTTCTGCAGTTCAATCTGGAACCTGGACCACAGGACGAACATGGACTTTGGCTAGCGGAACAGATTCTGTCTCCGTAGTTCAATCTACTTCTCCTTGGGTTGTAAGTTCCACACCTGCAAATCTAGGATATGATACTAACTGGGGTATCGTTGGTGCTACAACTTTAAGGACA